GCAGTGTGTAATTTTATTTATCTTAGCATATCGTAACAATTGTGTCAACACATGGGTATATTTACCTAAATAAGCATCAGTAAAAATGATGACAATTATAAGTTTTACTTATGTTTTAGGTAAATTGGGTGTAAGAACATTCTTTCTCACATAATCTCTAAATGACCAACCCCAGTCCCATACATGCATGTCATGCAATTCTCTAGGGAGATCTACAAGACCGATAGATCTCTTGAGTCTTCTTACCCAGAAAGCATTATTTCTATTTGTGTCTCTGTTTATTGGACAGTTATCCTTGTTGACTATAATGTTTACCTTAGTTTTTATTGAATATTTACCATGTGTTGTTTTGATAGTTGTCGGATCATACCACCACTCCCCCTTTGGTAACCACATCAATGTAGATGGATCTTTTTGCTCTTGCCAATCCACCTCCCATATTTGATGCTCATCATCTATACCAGTGATAGGTCTTATCTCTTTCAATAATTCATAACATTCTTTTAGTACATCACTATAGGTATTTTGTTCACTGAAGTGACCTGCCTGTGGATGTCTTTTATTTCTAGCAATCTTTGACTTAGGAGATGTTAGATCAATACCTATAGTTTCCCAGTTATGTATCCTACTCCATGTCAATCCAGTGAGTTGCCTTGCACAATCGAATGATATCTGATCTCTATTAGATCCTATCTTACTATACTTCCACCATAGATCGTGAAACTCTGCCATCTCATCATCTATCTGCCTCCATATACATGTCAATACTGGTGAATAATATTGTTTGAAATTATAGTTGACCTTCTGCAGTGCATGCACAAGTTCCAACATTTGTTCTCTACTGTTGAAGTTAGCACCAAACCCTTCCATGATTTCATTGTGAAATGTAAACCTATGTGGATGAAGCATGTGTGTAAGTGGCACCATTTTTAATGTCTCTTTAGACTTGTCAACCCATTCCTTAGTATGAACATAGCATCCATCTAACCAGACTGTCTTGGTTCCATTGGGAAATAATTTATGTGGACATATCTTAGCAAAAGCAGATAGTCTCCTTGGGTCACCACCTACCTCATCGTATACAAAGTCTGGTATATCTCTGAACTCCCATGCTCCTTTCTTTTCTACCTTACCATCGGTAAAACAGACATACTTTACATTGGGATCGTAGTACATGTCATCAGGTATGGTATCATACCAGTTTGTTATGCTGGTATAGATTACTATCTGATCTTTTTCGGGGTCATGCCATTCAATAGCATAAGAGTATGAACCTGCATCACCATAAAAAGATCTACCTGTGATACGATCTTTTCCTGTTCTAAAATATTCTTTCCAATCAAAAAGACCAGTGACTTCGGTAAGTAAATCTACAAACTCAACAATATCAACGTCTTGATCATAATATGTGTAATCACCACACTTATTATTCCACCACTCACCAGTTGGACTTGCATCAGAGAATTGATTTATAATATCTCTTGAGTATACGGTCTCACATTTTTGTGGGCAAAGTTGACAAGCAACAGAGAATGAAAGTTGATCTCTTACACCACCCCTGTTGTACCACTCCCACCACATCTCATTGAATTTAGTGTCATTGCAAGGTCGCCATATTATTGTACATAATGGTGAGAAGTATTTTTCAAAATCAAAATCTGTTTCTGCAAGTTCAATTGTAAATTTTAATATATCATCTGGATCTACCCACCCTCTACTCACATACTCCGCACACTCCTCAAGGTATGTGTGTTTGTGTGGGTGTTCCATATATGTGAACTCACCCTTTGATATTATTTCTTCACTCAACTTCTTGAAATCATCATTAAGAAGATGTACTTTAGATGCATCAATATAAACACTAGGTTCATCAAAAGGACACAATATTTTATCTTTTCTACTACTCCTTATAGGATCACCTAAATCTTCCACCTCTGTTATAACCTTCACCCACGGTGGTGCTTGTAGATCCTCAATATAATTATTAGTGTTGATTGTGTAATAAATTGTCATCAGTATACATCAATAATATTATACACCTTCATATAGAAACCATGATCAGGGTATGAAGTATATAGTTTTGGATTCAAACCTGTTATTTTTTTTAAATCTAAAAGCAATTCTCTACTTTTTTTGTATTGTTCCATGTCACCATTCTGAGGGTGCATTCCCTTCCTACCTATCTTATTGAAGTAACCTAATGGCACACCAGAATCATTCCTATACTCATAGACAGATGGTATAAGTCCACTAAACCTTAGTGCAGCATCATAAGATATTTGATCTCTATTACATCCAACAAGTGACCACTCATACCACAACTCATTAAACTTATTCATCTCAGGACTCATAGTTCTCCATAAGATAGTACCAAGAGGACTACCATAAGTTCTAAAATTATATCCAACTTCTTTCAACTTCTTTGTCAATTCTATAGCGTCATCATATGTAAAGAAAGCACAAGTAAATCCCTCCAACATCTCATCAAAGTATGAGAACTTTGATGCATGTCTTAGCATCGTAAATGGAAAACATCTTACACTTCTCTCGACAAATTGTTTCGTATGCAAATAACACCCGTCTATCCATATCGTATGTGTACCCTCAGGAAAAAACAAATGTGGGTTTGCCTTAGGATAAAAAGATAACCTACGTGGACAATCAATATCTACATCTAATTTTATGTACTCCCATGGTTCAATAGTGGTGTCAACAGTGCCATCATGAAAACAAACATATCTTATGTCTGGATCGTAGTAATTATTCTCAGGAAATTCATCGTATCCGTTAGTGATACAAGTATAGATGACAATATCTTTCTTATCAATACTATCATTCATATCAAATGGTAAGTACTTAAGATTTGCATAAGTTTGTCTTACTATAAGTGAGTTCTCGGAACTATCAAACACATTACATAAATCATGAACAAATTCTATTCTTTCTTTTACGCTTGGAAGTGTGTGTATATTGTACGCTTCTTCGTATGTAACTCTCCTTCTTCTCTTGTCACCAATATTGACTATATGATCAACTCTTTCTGCACTTATGGTGAGAAATTCTGCAATAGAACTTGATACTTGATCTCTATTCACCCCATTCATATACCAATCTCTCCAAGTAGTGCACCAATCTATGACATTTGGAGTCAATCTCCTCCAAATCACACAGTTTATTGTTTGTTTGTAATCTGATAACTTATATCCGTGATCTTTTATTCTCTCTGCCATCTTAATACATTCTTCTTTAGTAGAGAACCCATGAGAATATAACTTAGAGAACTCATGTATAAGTGATCTATTTTCTGGGTGTGTTTGAAGAATAAAATCTTTTGTCTTGAACAATTCAAGTGAATATTCTACAATTCTTTGGTCTACAGGATAACACCCATCTATCCACACTGTTTTAGAATTTTCTTTGAAGAAAAGGTGCGGACAATGTTTAGGTAAATATGATCTTCTTACAGAACAAGTGATATCTGATTCTAATTCAATGTATTTCCATCCATCTGCATCTGGTTTTTCGCCATCATAAAAACAAATGTATTCAACCTCTGGGTGAATATATGGTGATTCTAATTTATCATAACCATTTGTTATTGATGTATAAAATATCATCCATTCAACATATCTTTTGGTGCTAGTTGACCTGACAATTCTCCAAGTTTTCTATTAGTAACTTCACCTGGTTCACGAGAGAACCAACCTGTTGCTATGTACTTAGATACATTACCTGTAAGGAAAGAACCTCTATGGACATGTGTATATGCTGCTGGCCATAATACTATTGTACCTTTCTTTGGTTGGAAAGAAACTTCTTGATGAAAGAAATCTGTTGCTCCACCATTCTCATATGGTATATCGTTGAGGTATATCATCCATGTAACAACTCTATCTCTATAAAGAAAACTACCATTCTCTGAGTGCCATATATGATATCCACCACCAGAATTTGTCTTTTGTATCTTACAAGTCCATGATGATACAGGGTCACATGAATCTAAAATACCTTTATATTTTTTTGCATATATCTCAAATGCTCCACCCACTGCTCGATTGATTTCCATAGAAAGAGCAGGGTCAGCGATCTCAAGATATAATTGTTCATCTTTTCTTGATAATGTATTGTCATTAAATTGTTTTTGACCTTCACTTAGGGGATCAAGTGTCAACTCTTTATCATTGAAAGATGTTACCTTGACTTCAACATTATCTTTCATTATATGCTTTTTAGAATGCCAAAACTCAAAAGAATCTATGACAGAATCACAGAACTTCCACTTCACAAAGTTATCAAACACACCAATGGCACCGTGATCAACCATACCTTTAAAGTCAGGTTGTTTGTAATCATCTGATAGCACTACTTCAGGCACCATGTTTTGCTTCCTCCTTTCCTTGGTTTATGTAGACCGTTGGTGGTATTCTACCACAGTATTCATCTAATTGCATCACCTCTTCTATCTTTACATCAGCACCTTGCTCTCTCCAAAATTCTACGAGTGCATGATTACTACTCTTATGAAACACTTCAATGTGTTCTTCATGTATAGCAGAACCCATATCTAATCTGTAATTGAATAGTGGTGTAGCATATGACTTACCACTATCAAGTATCAAGTCTTCCGAGACTGCTCTTGGTCTGATGTTTTGGTCGATCTTCCATTGCGATCCTCTGCTGTGGAGTTTAAGGAGTTTAGTTGCATGATGACGAGTAATAAGGTAGCAAGCAGCAGAAAAGTCATTTATAAATCTATGATGTAGTTTTAAAGTTATACCATTAGGATTTATGATTGTCAATTGTAAACAATCAAAGGCAACAGGGACTCTACGTCTCACATCTTTCCATGTAAAATTCCAATGACCTGCTATTGACAAATCAACATCATCTTCCATGATAACTACCTCATTGTGATCGGTCTCTTCTACAAAATATTTGAGAGCACTCAGATGTGTCATGACACATGCTATCTCACCATCATTCATACTTGGTGGAACAGTTCCTTTCAGATATGATTCATACTCAGCACCATCTATACCAGATATTCTATGGTGATTTTTTATATCCCAGTAGTCAAACTGCTCCTCCATATATTTTTTTCTCTCAGGAAATCTATCAAGATTTATCCATAATACATGAGGAAAATTTGCTAACTTATGTACTGCTTTATTTCTATCCATTTCTTTCTTTGATATAATCTATCTCCTGATAATATTTGGTGAGAGATTCTTTACCTTTTACTTTTAATTTTTCCCATAATTTTTTATTGTCTTCGCAATGTGGATTATTGAACCATGAGTTCTTAGTTCTACCATGTTCGAGATGATAAACATACTCATGTATTCTACCAACACTAGATAAAAGATTAAATCTAAAATGTCTTTCATCGTCCTCATAACCATACGCTATAAAGTTTTCATTCTCTCCACCTAACTTTTTATACTCTTCAGTGTCAAAGAACTGACAGAAACCATACTTAGCATCCCACTGTCTCATATGACCGTTGAAATATTCAAAATTGAATCCAGAGTTTATAAAATTAGTAACCTCATTATCACCTACATGACATTGGAACTGATAATCACCTATTCCATATGGATATATTACCTTTACTGGTTGAGCACCCTCTGCATCGGGGTGCACCCAACCTTTTGAAATCATGTTTGTTGCATTGATATAAGTTTCTAATGGTAATAATATATCACTATCATAATTAGCAACCACTGGCGTATCCACCATCCATAACATATCATTTAATATTTTTGTTCTATGGAAAGTAAAGTCATCACTTTTCTCAAAGATATGATGTATACATGCAAGCATGTCAGGTTCTAATGCTTGTTCAAGTAATGGTTTCACATCTCGCAAATATACAGATTCTTTATCAACCTCTTTGACAATAACCTTAGTGTCAAAATTACGAGTGAGATATATCAATGTCGTTATAATATTTCTCATACGATCATCAGTTTCAATTCGTAAAGGTATGATAAACGTAGTCCTAGTTAGATCAAATCTTTTTACAACTTTAGGTGTGATCATAATACCTCCCAGTTATCACAGTATAGATCAGATGTGTCATGGTTTTTAGTATATCCTGTACCAAACCATTTCTTTGGTGCGATGATTTTCTTATCAGGATTCTTACTCAACCAAGATCCCCACCATGAGAATGATGAGTTAGCAATAATGAAGTCAGAACAAAGACTCATCATGCACAAATCTGCAAGATTGTCACCACCTTCTGAGACAAGGAACCTGTCATCAGGGAACTCAGTG